ACAAAAAACCCGGCACTAGGCCGGGTTCGTTGGGTTTGGGGTCAAGGCTAACCGAGTTCACGTTTTACTAATTCATCAAAGATAAATCGCGCGTTCTCAGTCATATTTTCGGGATGTTGATCACTCTCGCTTGGGCTGTAATAGCTTCTTATCTTGGAGAGTCTTTGATACTTCCTCGAAGATTGTCCCTCGTGATACTGCACAAAAAAGTGATAGTAAGCCGATACAATGTCGAACCTATCAAACCACATTCGATGTCTCTCCTGTAAGTTCGTTATACCAACGGTCCAAACTTTTAACGGTTTGCAAGTGCCGATATTCAGAGTTGAACCCATCATATTTTGGCGTGATCCTGAGAAGATCGTCAGCTAAACGGCTAATCTCTCGAATAGCCTGCCCCCGTTGTTTTGAATTGAAATCGGAGCGCGCAAGCCAGTTTTGAATTTGGTTTACCCGGCTCCGGATTATTGGATCGTCCCGGTGAATCAAGTTATTCATTCTAGATTACCAGCTTAACGTTTCGGAGTGCCGATCTCACGCTATCCTCTACCGGGCCTTCAAGAATCCGATCAATTTTTGCTTCAATGTAATCATCAATATATTCAGAGAAATCAGTTTTTTGAAAGTGTTCTTTCATTGCTTCCCCGACCTGGTAGTAAACGTTTTCCTCAATTCGTTCTTTGACCATGAAATAAATACGATCTTCGAGCGGTTCGGCGTCTTGATCAAATATTTCTTTATTGAGATCTTCGGTTTTTGCAAAATCGGTAATCATTTGATCTACGGTTAGATTACCAAACAAGTCTCGCACAATGTTGCGGTTTGTAAGATCGCAGGCCGCGAAAGCTTTGTGCAACTCACTGATAGCCTCAGTGATCGCAACCGCGCGGGTAGAGGCTAATCCGGCCTCGTGTAGTTGGGCTTTGTAAAGGTTTGCAGTCATTCTTTTTTACTCCTAAGTTTTAGAATGTCCGGTTATCTTATCTGGGATAGCTCCCATCTTCAAGCCAAAAAAAACCCGGATCACTCCGTGTCTTTTCTACCTTGCGGGATACCGTTACGACTTGTCAGGATTTGCTGTTGGCATGATGACCATATCAACATCGTCCCTACCACTAATCTCGACGCCGTGCGCGCAGTTAGTCTCCCCGTACAGTCGGCAGGTTGTCTCTTTTTTATTGTTATTCAAAAGCCTTGCAGCCTTGGCGATTAGTTCCAAATACTGAGATTGGAACGTTGAGTCGGATTGTTTGGTTTGGTTTTGGTCGGGTATCACCCTAGCAACATCCGGGTACTGGCCGTCTATTATTTCAAGCTTGTGTACCGTATCGTTTATAAACAATCGAGCCACCCGACTATACTCAGTGACAGTACCGTGCCCGTGCGGGACCAGAGTTTCGGTTTCCTCAATTGATATGCTGCACTGTGGATTACTTGCTTTAACTGTCACTTTCGGCAGGCTCACAACGATACCGTCCTCCCCCAAACCTAGATCCTGGTCATGCCGTATTCGTAACAGCACCTTGCCATTGGTCGCAGTCATGTATTTGTTATCAAGATGCAGGCCGGTGAGAAAATACCGGACATCTTTTCTGTCGATAAAAAGATCCAGTGCTTTGAGATCGTAAGCACTATCGATATTAAGTTCGTGCTCTGTGCCCACCGTTGTTGTGTCTATTGCTTCAGCCATTCGTTTTACTCCTAATTAGAATGAATGTGGGATACATCCTATAGAGTAAATCAATCGTCGTCAAATGCCATGCCTAATTCTTTTTCTCTCTGCCGAATATGATTATCCCAATACCGTATCGTTTCCATCCGACGCTTGCGGTCATCTTCGAGTTTAAGTTCGCCAGCGGTTTTTTGATCCTCGTTTGGATACAACCACGACAAAACCTTTTCGATAAGAAAAAACATCAGGCGGTTTTAACATGGGATGGTATAGGACTGTCAAGTCGTTTTGATGTCTTGATCCAGTAGATGAAAGTTTCGAAGTCTTTAGCCAGGTCGAATATCAAATCGGGTGCTACTTCTTTCAAACCATGTTCTGCCAGTTTCATCACGCTGTTTGCTCGATACAGATAACACTTATTACCTTCAGACTTTTGAACCTCGACCAACATCCAGACACGGGCGTTAGCATGACGAGTTGCAAAAGATACTTGATGGGGGCTGATATTTACTTTGTTACCCGTGCAAACTTTGAGTTCTATCAGATGAAGGTTTTTGTGACCGTCCATCAACAGTATGTCAGGGACGCCGGGCGTTGAGCTATTTTCTATCCGGGTTACGGTTGGACACTCGTAACTGGTATCAATCCTCTTTTTGAGACGCTTCCAGAAGTTCGACTCCGTTTGCTTCATGTTCGATAACCTTTTCACCAAGTTGACGTTTCAAATCATTCAGAGCTTGTTGGACTTCTTCTTTTGACATTTGATCGATACTACCGTGTCGAATCTCACTGCGGTTTACGTACAATCCCGCAGCTTGACCCCGCGCTTTTTCAGCAGCAGTGGCAGCAGCATAGTTGCCTGCCGCTATAGATTGGTCTCGGATCTTGCCAAGGTCAGCCAGGTGTTGACCAAAATTGACTGCATATTTCTCATTTAGCTCGGCCCTTCGTTCTCGCACGGCTTTGCAGATATGCGGACTTTTCTTGGGGTTCAGCATTTCATAGGCTCGTGTATGAGCACCGGACTTTGAAAAGCCTGCCTCAATTGCTAGGTTTTGGAGTGTTTCAGTCCCTTCTCGTGTGCAGTAGAGTTCTACGAACTTTGCCTGCTTACCGGTAAGTCGTGTGTTCTCAGATATTGGGGGTCGGCCCCGTGTTTCTGTTTTGATAGCCTCTGCCATGTCTCGGGAGTTTAATAAACGCGCTTTCCACTAGCAACTTTTCAGAACAAATAATTTTTCAACAAAATTTATTTTTTTGGCCCCTATATATGGTTTTTGGGGTATAAGCGAGCGGGTTACACCATTATTGGGTGGTGTAACCCTAGTGTAACCCCTGAGAGGCCCATCGTAGCTGGCTGGTAACACAAGTCACACAAGTCACACCATTTTGAAAAAATATTTTTTTACAAAAAACTTTTTTCTCCAGAAAAGTGTAATAGGTAAGGCGAATTAACGTAAAACTGCTTGTTTTCGTATGCGATGCACGATACTCTCCCATGTTCCCATACAAAAAACGAGTAAATTCATGATCGAAATCAAACTTACGTTGACGGATGAGCAAGCTGAAGAGCTGTTCGCCCGTGTTGAACGGATCGAGAAAGACATCGATACGATCTTGAAGGCGATCTATTTACTCAATGAAAATCTAAAAGAGGAGAAAGAATGATGGAGATCCCAAACGACTTTGTGTATTTCGTGCAATCTCTACGAATGGCACTGACCGCATCAACCGAAGAACAATCAGAGCGTGTACTGAATCTTCTGTACAAAACGTCCTTGGACATCTCTGAACGAGAGATGGAATTGGCAAAAAGCCTGGTGGAGTTTGATCTGGCTAACCATCGAGCGAATATGCTCGAACTTGAGGAAGAGATTCATTGAACAGGCCGAGGCAAATACTCCTGCCTTAGAACACCCGTTCCCGTCCGGGTGGGCCGTCTGGCGGGGTTTTTTGAGGAGAAAAGATGGAAAAGATGGAACTTGGTGAGCTGAAACAAGAAGTTATCCACGCTGTACAAAAACCGTATGTCCGTTTGCATGGTTTGGATCGATATCATAATCCCGCCCCTTGGAAAGCATCAATGAAAAAGGGTGTAAAAGAAAACACGCAAAGACTCCAAAGCAGTGTCGTTTACGAGATTACTAACGAAATCCTTGAGTATCTTGAGCCGTCTGTGGTGAAAGGCAACCAACACCAACTCTACAAAGCAATGCTCAACGGTAAACCAAGGCACTACAACCAGTGGATTGAGTTTGACTTGGGACACTTGTACGAGGGCGAGGGGCTACAAGCATTTCATGTGTACAGCACTCAATTCGTGGGCAGGGTAGAGAATCGTCGTGTAGGAACACAGTGGGATGCGGCTTTGGTCGGTCATCGTAAAGACGTGGGATTTGGTGATGTTTACCTGATAAACCATTATTACGAGACGTTCCAAAAGAAAAAGGTCGGGTTTCACCCATACAGTTCAAAAACTTGTGTTTGGAGTCTTAGCGGAAGATATATCGATGAATCCTCTACCGGTATGACGGAAGAAGAAAAGCGTGAGCGAGAAAACGACACGCTTGCGTTGTGGTTACTCGGGAACAATTACCGAGAGTTC